CTGTTCCTCTAACAGCAGTTGCTGATTTATATAAATCAAGACCTTTATATGATTCTATATCACCTGAAACGAAACCAACATCTGGCGAACCATAAACGTTAGTTACATTTAAATAATTTCCTATATCATATCTAGTTTTTAAATTTGATTGTGTATCAAAATCTCTTGATTTATTTACATCAACAAAAGTTGTTCCTAATTTCTCTATTTCATAACCTTTAACATATGCTTTTCCAGGAGCTAAACCTATTGCAAGTTTAGATGAATCACCACCTGAACCTGAAGAGTAAATACCTCTATTATCTCCTGATAGTAAATGTTCTCTAACATCTAACTCAAACCCTTTAGTAATATAATCACCAGATTCGTCAAACGTTCTACGAGCAAAAGTATCTTCTAATACTCCGTATTCTGTATTTCTAACTCTATTTTGTAAAATACCATTTTTTAATCTTAATAATTCTATAAAATTTTTATCTGCTGTTGAAGCTAAAGATAATTTTGTTAATGTTAAATCAATTTTAAATCTATGAGCACCTGGAGCATTTTGATTTGATGATCCTTGAGCATTATCATTTAAACTTGCGTCTTCATTTGGAGTTACAAAAGATTCTGCAACTACTAAACCTATTCTATAAGAAGGTGTATTTGTATATTTGTCAAGAACAATAGTTTGTTGTAATACTTCAACGTGATATCCATTAATATAATAAACTCCTTTTTGAACTTCAGCAGCACATCCTATGTGTGTTGAAGCAACAGTTGCTGTAGCAGGTAAACTATTAATCGTACAATTTAAAGTTTCTGAATCAGTAAAAGCAGTTGATGTATTATTTGTTCCGCTTGTTGAATATTTTACATATAATGTATCTGGATCAGTTCCATCTGCAACTGCAACACCTATAACTTTTGCAACAAGTCCTGAAGTTGCACCTGTTAAAGTTAATCCATTATAATCTGCTAATGTTGAGTTTGATTTTGCTGAAAGTTTTACTGAAGTGTAATTTAAATCATACCCGACTTCACCAGGTATAATCATAGCACCTTTTTCAAATAGATGGTCTGATACCCTCTCTACTTGATTTTGTAATTGAGTTTGTGCTTGTGTTAATTCTCTCGCCTGTACAGCAAATGCTGGTCTAAAAAGAACTCTATGAAACTTTTTACTTTCGTTAAAGTCATCATAATAGGGCGATAAATTAAAATCTGTTGGACTTGGCATTTATCTCTCCTAAAATTCTATAATCAGTTTGATATTCTCGGTTTGGTCAGCAGCTCTAGTGATTGGTGCTCTATTTTCTACATAGACTACTTCACCAGAACCGTGGTCTATTTCTGAACTAGAATATCCACTTGAAAATGTTTGGCTATTAACTGTACCTGTTGTTGTTGCAGGTGTTAAAGTCGCTGATGTATCTGCACCTGTAATAATATTCGTGCCACTAAACGCTGTTTGATTACCGTTGCTATCTACTCCCTCATCATTGTGTCTTGTTTGAATATAATATAATATTTTATTTGATGGATCCCATTCTACAACTTTTCCAACTGCACCTGTACTTGCTTGTGAAATTTTTTCGTCAACTGAAAATGTTCCTGTACTTCCTGATCCAACAACTGCTGAAGTTGCTCTTAATGTGTTGGCAGTAGCGGCAACGCCTCCAGATTTAGGGTCTCTTATCAAACTTACTTGTCTAAAATCGTTTGCAACAGTTACATCACCTGAATTAGCTGATTCAGTTCCTTCTAAACTTGTATTTAACATAACAAAGAAACCGCCTAACTCTTGTACTGCATTAAATCCGTGTCCACCTTTTGGTTCAATTATTACATCTAATTCTGTACTGATTAATGATCCACCACCAGCAGAATTTATATCTGCAAGTTTAATATACCCGAAAGTATATCCTGTTCCTGGAGTAGTTACGGTTACATCTGTAACTGCACCTGAAGCAATAGTTACTGAACAAACTCCACCTGATCCATCTCCTCGTATTGCAACACCTGTGTGTGTTCCGTCTGTACCAGCTGAACCTGCTGTTTTAATTTTAATTATATTAACTGCACCATCTACAGCAGCAGAACTTACTGTTGCATTTGTACCAACTGCCATAAAATCTACAGATAAGAAATCTGCTTGTTGAGCGGCAGTTAAAGTATACATATACTTCCACTTATATCCGTCAGCAGTTGTTAATATTGTTGTTGATGTTCCTGTAGGTTCTACAGTTGAAGTTGCACCGTTATTGTTATCTAAACATTTATATACGTTTCTTTGAGTTGTTAAAACATAAAAAGTTGCGTCATATAAAGTAGCAGCACCACTTGTTGAAGTTTGTGCTGTTGTTCCACCTGTTACATATCCACCATAATCGTGTCTGTAATAATCATAAACTGTACCAGTCACCCAATTTCTTCTAGGAACTACAAATCCAGCATTTGTACTTGCAACTTTTTTACAAGCAAGCATACTATCGTATGTAAAATTTTGTGTATTTTCATTGTCAGGAGGAGTTACAGGTAATAAATCTGTACCTTCGTTATTTGTTCTACCATCTCCTCTTGTAGAAGTAGTAAATGGTTGCGGTCTTCCTATACCTAAATAGAAAGTGTTTCCTGACGCTTCAGAAAACGCTTCTTGGAATTGCTCCGAGTTGTGAATTCTAAATTTATTTGTTATAATTGCTGGCATTAATTATCCTCTTTCATATATTTATACTAATTATTTTACGTATCTCCCAATCTTCTAAATAAAAATCCTGTTCTCATATAAGACGAATTTCCTTTTAAAGCGTTACCACTCATAGTACCACCTTGTTGGAACTTGACTTTTACATTTGCTGTATCTGTTACATCAATTTGTGCTTTTAAATTAGCTTGACCATATTCTTGGTTATCTGATTCTTCGGAACTTAATGCTACTTGGCTCCAAGTTGCATTATTTGTTGTAACATATATACTACCTTGAGCATAACCTTCTGAACCTGAAAAATTAAATATTCCTTCTACTTCCCAAATACCAGTAGATGGAAAAGTAAATACACCAGAAGATACTGACATAGGATCACCTATTCTTGCATATCCTGTAACAGCACTTTCTGCTATATTAGCAGTAATATCTGCCATACTTGAATTTCCAGTTAAAGCTGTATCTGCTGTTAATAACCAAATTTGTGAGTTATTAAGACCAGTAGATTCTCCTTTTGAATTAACTTTTATTTCACCGTTCATCGCTGGATGAGCAGTACATACGTAATATATAGGTCCTGCTTGGTCGTATGGTACGTCAAAGTATAATACACCACTTGTTTTTTCTTGAGCATTTAATCCTGTTGTAACTGTTCCATCTGAAGCAACGTGTGTTAATCCTGTTTCAATTCTATTTGATGAATTGAAAGCACCACTTGAAGTTTGTATAGCAAAAGGATGTGATCCTGCTAAAGCAGATAAATCAAAAGCAAAAGTTGTACCTTGTTTTATATAAATTGTTGGATTATCAACAGTTCCATAGTGTGAAGTAAATCTATATGAAGTTGAACTATTATAAGTTACTGCAAATCTTGCTGAAGCGTCTTCGTATCTACCAATTGTTCCACCAAGTGAACCTGCTTCAAATCTTGTTGTTGAAGCATTCCAAACAAGTCCTTGTCCATCTGCAATTCCTGTTACATTAACATTTGAGTGTCTTTCAACAGGATCATTTTCTGTTAATAAGTTTATCCAACCTGACGCTGAAGCCATATAAGGTTTAAGTGTTGCTTCATCTAAAGCAGGCGAACCTGAATAAGTTGCCGCTGTAGGGAAACTAGCAAGGTTAGGATGATTAAATCTTATTGCTGATCCTTGTCCGTTAATTGTTATATAAGCAGAACCAGTTATTGATAATCCATTTACATTAGTTGCACTTGTTCCTAATTCAACTGCTGTATAACCAATAGTAACTGAATTGTTTGCTAATTGTGAATTTGCAATATTAGCATTTGCGTCTATTTCTGTAGTTGTAATTCCTGAAGCTTTAATTTCAATTAAATCTCCACTTAAAGTTGTTTGTATACCGTTACCACCAGAAAATTTTAAAGTATCACCTTGTACTATAGTATTAGTTGATGATGTATCATCAGCAAAAGTAAATAACGTACCTGTAATTGAGTTTGATCCAGTATCTATTGTTTTATTAGAAAGAATTTGAGTTCCACTTAAAGTTGCAACATCACCTGTTGGTGTGTTGATAACTGGACTTGTTAAAGTTTTATTTGTAAGGGTTTCTGTACCGTCTTTAGTTGCAACATCACCTGTTGGTGTGTTGATAACTGGACTTGTTAAAGTTTTATTTGTAAGGGTTTCTGTACCAGCAATTGTCGCAAAATCACCATCTGTCAAAGCAGTATTAAATTCTGCTACGGTTCCTGTAATTGTATTAACACCTAAAGCAATTGATTTATTAGTTAATGTATCTGCTGATGTTTCTGTAAGAACTGTACCGTCTATAGCAATTTGAACTTCATTATTACCAACAGTTGTTGTAATACCATTAGCTCCAATGAATTGTATTTTTTCACCAATATTTACTGTATCCTGTGTAGAACTTGTATCTTCAATAGTAATATAACCTTTTAAGTTAGTACCATCACCAATCGCTGTATAGATTTCGTCAAAATTTTGATTTATGATACTACCACCACCACGCAGGTTAGTACCTGTTCCATCATTGGATACTGTTCCTAAAAATATTGATTGTTTAGCCATTTCTTCCTTTAAATTACTTTACTATTTATAATCTTTTACGGTGTTGTATCATCAAAAAGTGGTCCTTCATCATCCCACCTTACAACTGTATTACTAAAGTCATTTTGGTTATATGTAACTACTGAAGGAAAAGCAGTCATCATCTTAACGTTTTTACCATTAGGGTCAGAAGACATTAAGAATATTCCACTTCGTCCATCTAAACTAGTCCTTGTTCCAAATACCTTTAATTCATTAAATGTTTTAAACGTATATCCTATATCATTTGCAAATATAGTAGTTGCGTATTTGTCTAAAGTTCCCCAACGTGGTCCTGCATATGCGTGACCTTGTTTAACAAGTTGCTTATCTATTGATGACCTTTTTCTAGTTAAATAATCATAATCTATTCCAGCTCTTGTTAGAGTTACATCCCTTTGATTATTAGCAAAGTGTTCGTGTGTTTGTGGGTCTTGGTCAATTGTTCCTGATTCAAGAGCATTTGCTCTTAAAGATGTTCCATCATCTATTGTTCCTAATCTTCTACCAAATATAACCGAGAATAAAGTATTAAGAATTGCAATTAATGGTATTTCAACTTCTTGTCTACCAGAAACAGCACCAATCATAGGCAACGATCCTCTGGCGTCTAATCTATTTGTAATATCTACTTGACCTGTAAAATAAAAACCTGCTGTATGCATTGTCTTTTTAAATGCATCCCGCCATACTGCAATAGAACTAGCAACTTTCAATACATAAGAAAAATCTTGATAGTATAAACTATCTTGTATCTTCATTGTACTTTCAGAAAGTTTACCATCTTCATTAATAAAGATTCCATCTGTATCTGCAACTGAAACTACATTAACTGTTGCTGAGGCAGGATCATTTTTTGCAATAGTTCCTGAACCACCTGAATCTGCTGATAATACTTGACCTTCTGTAAATGTGCCTGTAATATCTTTTATTCTTAATACATTTGTATTAGAGTTATATGAAACAATTGTTCCTTGTCCACTTGATGTTGTACAAGATTGTCCAACTGTAAAAGCTCCTGTTGCATTTGATAATATAGCACTATTATAAAATGATAATGTTGGAGGAGTAGGAGCGTCTTGATATTTTTTTCCTAATTCAACTGTTTTTAATTTAACAATTCTTCCAATCTCATTACCCCAAGCATTTACAGTTCCAGTTGAACCTGTTGATGAGTTTATAGTTACAGTAGGTAAAGAAGTATATCCTGTACCATTATAAGTTAAAAATATTTTTTCAATTGTTCCATTGCCTGTATCTTTTTCTTGCATAATACTATTACCAAAATATTGGTCACCTGCATTAGTACCATCTTCTAAAACTATTTGGCCAGAAGTTTCACTTGCAATACCACCATTAACAACTCTTACAAATCCAGCAGCATCCCTTCCGTTAGTTCCACTATTATCAAATACTAATTCATCACCAACTGAATAGTTTGCGCCTTTGTTTGTAATTACAATATCTGTTAATTCACCTGAACCAATTTCATCAATAGTAAATATAGCACCAACACCACCTGCAACAACTTTAACTGTATCAGCAGTTTCATTTAATGCACCATCATTTGTAAGTACTTTTGTTCCTGGAATTCCAGTTATAGTTCCTTTAATATACCAATCGTCTTCATCTGAAGCAGTACCTACTATTTGTTCACCAATTTGAAATATACCTTGAATAGAATCATTATTTAAAATAAATTCTGTAACTGTATCTGCACCAATTTGATACTTATTAACATTTTCAACAATTGCATATGCTGAACTAGTTGAACCTGTTATTGTTCTTCCAACTAATTGCGCTGTATCACCACTATCACCAATTGCTCTCATAACTTTTAATGTATCATATTTACCATCTGATACTCTTAATAAATTCTCTCTTGGATAAAATGTTTGTGATTCTTCATTAAATAATATTCTAAAAAATATTTCGTGTCCTCTATTCGTACCTTTAGAACGATAAAGAGATTTAACATTTTTTATAAGATTTCTTTTATCAACTTTGTTTGCTAATTTATCTGGTAATGTTGCAAGAAATTCATCTCTAAAATTTGATAAGAAAGAACTTATAACACCGTCTGGGTCTCTAAAGTTAACTAGGTCAGCAATATTATTTACAGGATTGGGTTTATAATTACTTATTACTGCATAAGCATTTGAACTACCACCTACAATTGTTTCACCATCTATAAATTTACTGTTAGCAGTTATGAATAAACGACCATTATCTAAATCTTCTGTTAATAAAACAGCAGTTGCACCAGAAGTTTGTCCTGTAACTGTTTCACCTCTTTCAAATTTTCCATATTCAGTACCAGAATATTTTTCAAAAATAATTTTATCTCCTGCGTCTAGTGATGTTCTTGCACTACCTAAAGCACTTGCGTCTAATACTAAATTATTAGCTTGATTAGTTTCTGTTTCTAATAAGATACCTTCTGTTGATTTAATAGAAGTTACTGATAATTCAGCAGACTCTAATAATTGATAATAGACTTTAAGAAACTCAGCAAACTTTGGATGTTCGCTAACTATGAATTCAGGTAATTGTCCTGAAATTATTGATGAAATTTTATCAGTAAATTTTGCCATTAGTCATTAGTAGCTGGAAGTAGTTGTGTATCCGACACCTGCCTCAGCACTTCCTCCTACAAAACTATCAGCTGTAACTGTTATTCTTGAATTTGCAATATCCATTTCAACAATTTGGTCTCTAACTGGAACAACATCATTAGAACTTGGTGTTACTGTTAATTCAATTACAGTTGAAGTTGCACCTCTTATATTTGATATACTAACAACGTTCATTGAATTAAGTGTTATTGCACCTGTTGAATAATCAATTGTACCTTGTGTTGAATTTAAATAAGATTTTACTCCACTTGACAAATAATATAATCTTACATTACCTGCGCCATCATCATCAAAAAAGCATTCGTTAGCATTACCATCTATTTTAAATCCTGATGAACTTAATATTCCACCTTCACTTGATAAATGTCCCGAGTGTGGATTATATAATGCATTTCTAAAATAGATATTATATTTTGAAGATGTACTAATTATTGGTTGGAAATCTTTTCTAATTTTAACAGTTGTAATGTTTGATAGAATACTATCATCTGTACTATCAATCAAACCTGTAACTTTTGAATATCTGAATACTGAATCAAACTTTTGTAAAGTAGTAGCATTATAAGTTATTAACTTATCAATAACATCTGCCTTTATAGTATCAGCAGTTTTTGCTGTTGCCTTTGCGTCATACTTAACATTTGAAGTAATTATTACAGAAGTTGTTTCTGGATCTTTTATAACTGGTCTTACTGAAGCAACGTTATATGGTTTTAATTGAGTTACAATATCAGCTTTTGATGTATCTGATAATACTGATCCTGATTTTGCTTTAATAGAAATATTTACAACACCATATTGTGGAGTTTCATCATCTTCACCACCCCACGCACTTACTGATTTTGCATTTGGATAAATTGATTTAACTAAAGTTTCATAATCAGTTGCTGTAACTGCTCTATCTTGAGCAGCATAATGTAAAGGTGCGTTAAATTTTATTGAAGAACTTGATTCTCCAATTGCACCACCTTGAGAATTAGAATCAGTAGTTATAGTTACGTTTGTATAACCACCAATGTTTCCTGCTAATGAAAATTTTGAAGCACCATTTGAATTTACTGTATTAGTTACAATATATTCCATTATTACAATATTACCATCTTCTAAATTTTTACCAGTTACACCATCACCAAAATAAATTTCGTATTGACTATCTGTACCTTCTTGTATAAAATAAACTTTTGAATCACCTGCAACATCATTATAACCACCTGCTAAAGAATAAACTGATTGTGTTGTATCTGTTCCACTATTTTGAACGGTAACTTTTAAAGTTGAAGTATCTGCATAAGAACTAGGTATAACAAATTTTTGGTCACTATCATTTACATCATTAGTATATTTAAATGTAACCAATGTTCCTTCATAAACAGTTACATCTTCAAATTTATAAACTCCATTTTCTGGTGAAATTGTTATATCTGCATTAGTTACATATTGATAATCTGTTTTATCAACTGTAGTTGAGAAAACTGTTCCCTTCTGCATAGTTACAGACGAACCAGTTGCGTTATTAACAACAATATCAATAACTGCTCTTGGTGCTCTAGGAGATGTAGGAGTATATCCTAACATCTTTGCTAATGAAACAATATTTTTTCTTATGTCTGCACTATCCAAATACATTTCATTAGTTGACATATTAGCAATGTATGACAAATAGTGAGTGTTGTAAGATAGAACATCTAATAAAATATTTAAACCTGCACCATCAAAATCATAGTCTTGAAATTGTGTTTGACTTTGTAAAAAAACTTTTAAATTTGCTTTTATTTTATCAAAATCTAATTCTGATACTTCTAATTTATGTTGTGCCATTTTATCTTAACCTTTGTAAAGTCATTGAAACTGTTTGTGGGTGTGGTACACCTATGATATCAAAATAAATATCTATACGTAATCTATTACCATCTATATCATTAGAAGCTAATCTATTAGCATCCAATTGTTGATGTTGTTCTCCTTGGTCAAAATCATCTCCATTTATTGTAATACCAGTTAATACAATTCTAGGTTCGTGATTAATTAAAACTTCTTCTATTTTTCTTTTTAGATATACTGACATTACTGGTGTATAATTTTCAAACAGCAATTCTCTTATACCACATCCTAATTCTGGATGCATAGGTCTTTCATAGAAATTTGTTTGTATTAAATTTTTTACTGACCTTTTTATAGCTATAGCGTCTTCAACCATATTAACGTCATTAGTAACTGGATGTCTTCCAAAGTCTAAATCTATATCTCTAAACTTCCTAGATTGCCTTTTACTAGAACTTTTAACGTTTGGTGTATAATCGCCTAAAAATGCTTGGTTGTCTTGTGCCATAACTGTAATATTTATAACAGTTATCCCGCTCTTACTGTATCAGAACCTTGAATCATTTCTCCACCATCATAAGAATCTCCAACTCTTGCAACAGGTATATTTTGAGCTCTTACTGTAGAAGAACCTACGTTAACTTTAGCCATATGTGGAATACACGGTGGCGGAGGGGGTGCTGGTCTAGTATGTGGTAATGTAGGATCATTAAGTCTAGCAACTGGTTTATTATTTGCTCTAACTGTAAATTGTGTTGCTTCAACACCTATTACAACATCACAACCGTGACCTGTTGTACCTAAATCTAAATCCCTACATAGCTTTGGCATTACGCAAGTATCCAAAGAATTACGATAACTACTAAAACCCAATTTGGTACTGAACTTTTAGTAAACCATTCTTTTACTTTTTTTGTGTCTATTGGTTCTATCATT